GCGTTGGAAAAGAATGTGGGAGAAAATGAAGAGGGTAAATCACACCTTGATTTGGTCAGCCTTGAGATGTTTGAGAACATTGCTTACATTATGGCAAAACACGCAGACCCTACCATTCCGAATACACCGGAAGAGTGGTTGGATGAATTTAACACCTTTTCCATTTATCAGATTCTGCCACAGCTTATTGAATTGTGGGGACTGAATGTGAAAACGGATGCAGAAGCTAAAAAAAAATTCGACCAACTGAAAGGGAAATGACAACACCGTTGTTTCTGCTTCGGTGTCTTCAAATCGGACTATCCCTACGGGATTTGGATTTGTTAACCGTAGGGATGGTCAACGATATTTTTGTTGAGCATATGAACGATGACTGCAATTATGCAACTCTGGCAACGCAGGAAGACTTCGACAAATTTTAGGAGAAGTCTGCCACGATTGCTTTTATGAAGTTGTCCATATATTCATTGGCGCGTGCCATGGCTTCTTCATCCGTACATGGCTTTTTGAATTGAAAGATGTTAGCCGGAGGACGAACCATACTTTTAGTCCTGTCTTTTGAGTAGGAGCGTATACCGATAGATAACCACCAATGGTTCGGGTACTCTTTCAACACCAAACGCAGGTCACCTATTTCTGTGATGTAGACACCTTTTTGTTGTTTATTCCATGTAATCATGTGAATACCTCTTTTCTTTTGTTGACTACATCATAGTACATATTGGTAAGAAAAAACAGTTACTTTTTAGTGTTAGTTTTTGTTGGTTTTCGTTGGTTTTTGGATAAAAAAGATGATAATGTGCAGTTTTGAGCGAAATAGGATATTCTAATGCGCAGTTTTTACTGTATATCATTGTAAAAATTAGGAATATAATGTAGTTGTAACAAAGAAAAAGGAGGTATGTGTGAAGTAACAATTATTGGTGATTTATAGGAGGATAAAAACATGAATGATATTGTAAAAACAAATAACACAAATGACCTTGTCAATTTTTTTGGGAAAATCCCTCAGAGTTTACAGAGCAACTATCTGTGGATGCCTGTCGCAGCATTATCGATAGGGTATATTATTAAGGTTCTTGCAGATAATGATTATGATTTCTCTGGGAATATAAAAGAGGGGGACTTCAGTTTACATCGTCATACAACGCAATTAGTTCAGTAAATTCTTAATCATATTAATCACCTCCTTTCCGCACGCCCCATGCGATAAGAGGGCAACACACATACCTTGATTTGAAAAGCACTTGCTTCGGCAGGTGCTTTTTTCATGGAGCCAAATAGGCTTCTTTTTTTATGCCATGAAACGGAGGTAGAGAAGATGGCTTCCAAAAGAATACAGGGTATCACGGTAGAGATTGGTGGGGATACATCGAAGCTGACGGCCGCCTTACGAGATGTGGATAAGTCATTGTCGACCACACAGGGAAATCTTCGTGATGTAAATAAATTACTTAAATTAGATCCCGGTAATACGGAGTTGCTTGCACAAAAGCACAGACTGTTGGGGGATGCCGTAAAAGAGACTAAAGAGAGGTTGGAAACTTTAAAGACGGCAGCACAACAGGCAAACGAGCAGTTGGCAAAAGGGGAGATTTCACAGAATCAATATGATGCCCTACAAAGGGAGATTGTTGAAACCGAAGAGAAATTAAAGAAATTGGAAAGTCAAGCAAGCCAGTCTGCGGTAGCCATTCAGAAGATAGGACTTGCCGGAGAGAACATGAAGACTCTCGGTAATAACATCTCCGGGGTGGGAGAAAAACTACTCCCTGTAACAGGTGCAGTAACTGCGCTTGGAACAACGGCAGTAAAGGTAGCATCCGATTTTGATTCTGCCATGAGTCAGGTAGCAGCCGTATCCGGTGCAACCGGGGATGAACTGGAGCAGTTACGTGATAAGGCAAGAGAAATGGGGTCTAAGACCAAGTTCTCTGCATCCGAGGCAGCAGAGGCTATGAACTACATGGCAATGGCAGGTTGGAAGACTTCGGACATGTTAAGCGGTATCGAAGGTATTATGAACTTGGCAGCTGCCTCCGGAGAAGACTTGGCAACGACTTCTGATATCGTAACGGATGCTCTTACTGCATTCGGACTTACAGCAGCCGATTCAGGACACTTTGCCGACATCTTGGCAGCTGCCTCATCCAATGCGAACACAAACGTTTCCATGATGGGTGAGACTTTTAAATACTGTGCGCCGATTGCCGGAGCATTGGGGTTCTCGGCAGAAGATACCGCAGAAGCAATCGGTCTGATGGCAAATGCAGGTATCAAGTCCACACAGGCAGGTACTGCAATGCGAACCATGATGAACAACCTCGCAGGAGAGGTTAAGTTCACGGGAGCAGCATTCGGAGAGATGGAAGTGCGAACTACCAATGCCGATGGCAGTATGAGGGAGTTGAATGACATCCTTGCAGATTGCCGTGTGGCTTTCAGTCAGATGAGCGAGTCTGAAAAGGCTGCCAACGCAGAAGCACTTGTAGGAAAGAATGCCATGTCAGGATTTCTTGCCGTTATGAATGCTGCTCCTGCGGATATTGAAAAATTAAACAGTGCCATTAGAAACTGTGATGGTACGGCACTTGGTATGGCAGAGACCATGCAGGATAACTTGGCAGGTCAGTTAACCATATTGAAGAGTCAGCTTGAGGAACTTGCCATTTCCTTCGGAGAAATGCTGATGCCCGTTATCCGGGATATTGTTTCTTGGTTACAGGGATTTATTGATAAGTTAAACAGCATGGATGAAGGCACAAAAGAAATGATTCTAAAAATCGGTCTTTTTGTGGCAGCACTCGGACCGGTACTAATCGTCATCGGAAAAGTTATTAGTGCTGTTGGAACAATCCTTACCATCGTTCCAAAGGTGGCAACTGCCTTTGGTGCGGTTAAGACGGCTTTTGCTGCCCTGAGTGCTGTATTTTCAGCCAATCCTATCGGTTTGGTGATTGCTGCGGTGGCCGCGTTGATTGCTATATTTGTGAGTCTCTGGAATAACTGTGAGGGATTCCGTGATTTTTGGATTAATTTATGGCAGGGCATCAAAGATTTCTTTGTCGAAATTTGGTCGGGTATCAAATCCGTGGTCTCATCCGTGACCGATTTTATACAAAATAATTGGCAGTCACTGTTCCTGTTTCTGGTTAATCCGGTGGCAGGATTTTTTAAATTGCTCTGGGATAACTGTGAGGGATTCCGTGATTTCTGGCTAAATTTATGGGAGGGCATTAAAAATGTCTGCTCGTCCGCTTGGTCTGGAATCTGCTCACTTGCTTCGTCTGCATGGTCTGGAATTACCCAGTCGGTGAGTTCCGCTTGGTCGAGTATCAAGTCTGGTGTGAGTTCCGCAGCCTCATCGGTGGAAAATTTTGTCCGCCAGAGTTGGAGTTCCATTAAGTCAAATACATCGGAAGCATGGTCGAATGTGAAGCAGGGTATCAGTTCTGCATGGCAGAATATACAGTCCGGTACGAGCCAAGCCTTATCCAATATCAAGAACAGTGTTTCTGAAGGTTGGAGCAGACTAAAAGAAAATACCATTCAGACATGGGGCAGCATAAAGGAAAACATCAGCCAGACATGGAGCAATATCAAGGATGGGGTGTCTTCGGCGGCTTCTTCCGTGAAGGAAGCGGTTTCTAATGCTTGGGTAGCCACGAAGGAGAATACGGCTCAGAGGTGGAGCGAGATTAAGGACACGGTTTCCTGTATCAGTTCTGCTATCAAGGATGCGGTATCAGATTTTGGAGAAAATGTGAAGAATATTGCTTCCAATTTGTGGGAGTCCGTGAAGGGAACATTTCAGTCTGGGCTTGATTTTGTCCACGATTTGGCAACGAATAAACTGTCATCGTTGGTGGAGAATACAAAAAATTTCTTCTCCAATATGGTATCCGACACTCAAAATCGACTGGAAGATATGAAGACTGGATTTTCCAATGCGTTCTCAAATATTGTATCCGGGGTGAGCAATGCGGTGGGCAATATCCAAAACGCTCTGTCAAACGTGTTTTCATCTATTAAGAACGTATTTTCCAACATTGTGTCTAATGCGTTCAGTTGGGGTAGGGATATCATCGGAAACTTGATTTCCGGTATTACTTCTAAGATTAGCAGTTTGGTTAGTTCCGTAAAAAACGTGGCATCGACCATATGGGACTATCTGCATTTCTCGGAACCGGAGAAAGGTCCGTTATCCGACTTCCACACGTATATGCCGGATATGATTGACCTTTTGGGAAAAGGTATCACTGACAATCTGCATAACTTAAAAGCACCGATGACAGCACTCGGAAATGCACTGACACCGATGACTAACGGAATGCAGTCTGTCACGGGTGACAGCACTGGAGCAGAAGGTAACGGCAAATTGGATGCCATGAGTGATGCCATTGTTCGTTACCTGCCTAGAATGGCAGAGAGCAAAATCGTTCTGGATTCTGGTGTTCTTGTTGGAGAGTTATCTGACGGTATTAACAGGCAACTCGGAAAGGCGTATGTGTAATGAGAAAATTCAGATTGATAAACGGACAGGGAGGGAGTTTCGACCTTAACAGGAAGGACTCCTTTTTTCATGAAATAAAAGGATTCGGTTTTGATGATGCAACGGGATATGAGCGGATAGGACGTGATTTCTATCCGCTTGAAGAGATTCTTTCACAGGGAAAGATTGAGGGAAAGATACTTTTTGCAGGAGAAAAACCGTATGAGACTTACAGGGAGTTTGCCAGATTTATCCGGTCGACTCCCTTAACACTTGTGTATCAGCCGGACGAGATTTTCAGAGTTCCGGTCAGAGTTTCCTCTCTTGGGAAGTCGGAACTTTCCCATGGGGGAGCAGCACTTGTTGCGGAGATTTCATTTGCCACACAGGGGTTGTTTTATAAGAGCATCAATAAGTACAGTAATACGCTTTCCATCGGTGGAAAGATTTACCCGTACACTTACGATTACGCTTATTCGGATGTGTCTTATAACTCGGTGGAGATTGAAAGTGACAGTTACGAGGACAGTCCCTGCAAGATAACCATTCAGGGACCGTGCATTAATCCGATATGGAAGCACTACGTGAACAACATTTTGTATGAAACGGGAGCCTATATGGGGACGATTTCCAGTGATCATAAGTTGGTAATTGACACGACCAAGTTGCCGTACAGCATTACGGAGAGGGGAGCAGGAGATGATATTGTGGCAGACAGGTATCAGCTTTGCGATTTCACAACGGAAAGGTTCTTCCATCTTCAGCACGGGTCGAATCGTATCTCCGTTTCCCACGAAGGAATCAATACACTGAACGTGATTGTGGAAGGAAGGATAAGCTATGAAACCGTATAATGTGGAGATATTTACTCCGGATTTTGAAATGGTAGGACATACCAATATCAATGAATTGTCTTACAAGGAAGATTACCTATCTTCCGATGAGAACTCCATCACGGTGTTTGCGATTCCGGGGGTGGTAAAGCAAAACTATATCCGTATCAGCAGGGGAAAAGAAGAGTATGCCGGAGTGGTTACCGAGATTGCCTATGGTACGGATAAGTCCAAGAATATGCAGACCATTTCCTATAAGCCACTGATGGAGTTATTCAATACCGATATGCTCTTTGATGTGAATGCACAGGGAGTGGGAAGTTTTGAGCAGTTTATTGCAGACTCCATCAAAAGTCTGTATGTCACAAATGAAGATTCCCTGCAAAACATCAAGGGACTTGTTGTAACGGCACTGACGGAAACAACGGATTGGTATCTGCATATTACGCCATCGGATAAGGGTGGTCGTTACAACATCGTTAATCTGATGGATTCGGTGATTATCCCGGCACTTCAAAAATACAATATCCTGCTTACTGCAAGCCTTGATATTCAGAATAAACAGCTTCTGATAACCATCGGAAAAGTAGGCGGAGGAGCAATCACCATTGAAAGTGACCTGCCTAATATTCTAAAGAAAAACGTGGTGTTCAAGCAGGTAAGTGCGGACGTGAATAAGCTGATTGTTTATGATTCGGCTGATAACTATGCCACAAAAGCAGTGTATTATCTGCATTCGGATTTGGGGTACGACACAAAAGATGAAGACCGGATTCTTCCGGTGGTGTGTGACATGAAAGCGGTAAGCAGTAGTGAGGAGAGCAGTTTTGAATCTTTGGCACAAAATGAAGCATCCAATGCTTTCTCTCAGGCAGCTTTTTCCAATCTGATAGAACTTACCATGATGAATGGGGACGAACTCATAAAGCCGGATGAGATGGCTTTCGGGCAGATAGTGGATGTGATTTCCGATGGGAATTCCTATCAGAGCATCTTAACCGGAAGGGAGATTGGAAAGAATACCAAGTTGATATTTGGAACGGTTCGTTTGGAACTGACTAAGATTTTAAGGAGGAATGGTTGATGGCTAACAATATAGTTTTGAAAACATTTAAGGGTGGTAACGTGACTCCACAGGATGACGCAATCATTCATGACGTAGCTATTGCCACCAATGGAATATTTAAGGGGTGTGAAGTTTCTCATGC